AGTAGTATCTTCTATGCTCCAACCTGCCGTATTAGCCATAGCACCAGCATATTTTAAAGATTCTGCTAAATCTCCAACCCCTAAATTTGCTTTATTTGCACCTAAAGAAAGTACATCTGCCACATGACCTGCCTTCTCTGTAGCAATTCCAAATTGGCTCATAGATGATACCAAAACGTCAGTACTTTGTGTTAGGTCAATAGCTCCTGCTTGTGCAAGATTAAGAACTGCTGGAGTAGTATTTAAAATTTGATTAGTATTATAGCCGGCTTGCCCTAACCCAACCATAGAATCTGCTGCTTCTTTTGCACTATAGCGTGTTTGTATGCCCATCGCTTTAGCTTGTTTATTCAATTTTTCCATATCCTCAGTGCTTGAATTAGTGACAGCTTTTAATTGACTCATACTATCGTCATAGTCTGCTGTTGTTTTTACAGCAACTACTCCTAACCCAGCCAAAGGAATTGACATTTTTGTAGTTATACTTTTTCCTACATCAGTTATCTTTTCCCCAGTGTCTGTAAGCCTATCAGAACTCTTTTTTAGGGTTTCACTTGTTTGTAGCCACTTATTATTACTTTTATCAAGTTCGCCATTAACTTTTCTAAGCTCTCCCTGTGTTTTTACCATTTCGGCGCTGGCTTTATTAAGATTAGTTTGATAATTTTGGGTTTGCTTGGCATTGGCTTCTACTGCCTTTCCAGCTTTCTTGTACTCACCAGTAAGCCTATCCACTTCTTCTTTAGCCTTCTTGGCTTCGTCGGATTCTTTGCCATATAGCCTTACAGTTTCATCATATTTCTTATTAGCTTCATCAAGAGATTTTTTTAATCTGTCTCTTGTTTTTATGTTCTCTTGCATTTTAATGTCTGTTTTTTCTATAGATTGTTTATAAATATCTACTTTTTTACTTTGCAGCTCTAATTGCTTTGTTAGACTTTCTTGTACATCTTTAAGCCTTTCACTACTTCTGCCATATGCTTGTATGCCTGTGTTCGCCAGTTTTAATTGGCTCTGCGTATTGCGTAATTCAGAATTTACCCCTTTAAGGGACGAATTAAATGAAGTTGAATCAAGTATCATCTTGGCGGTTATTCTTTTAGTTGTATCATTTGCCATTATTTCACTTCGCTTTCTATAGGAAAGGTATATCTTCAATGTTTACTTTTTTATAATTTGTAGCGCTGTTTTCTTCACCATCGCTTTTAACTTCCCAACCGTTGAATTTAATATGTGCCTTCCACATCTTGTATATTTCTGCGTGCGTGGCTTCCCAAAATTCATCTCTACTATAGTTTAAATGTACTTTTGCAATATAAAAAAGCCAGTCAAAGTCTATCTCATAATCTTTAATAGTCCTTGACTGGTTATTTAGTTTTTTCCTTTTTTATCTTTATCTTCTTCCTTTTTTGCCTGTTCTTCCTCAGTTTCTTCGTTTATTCCCATATAATCTAAATATAAGTCCACTGCAAGGACTGTAATTTCTTGATATTGCTGTCCTGTCATGGCGTCTTCTAATTCTTCTATATCCCACTCTTTCTCAATACAACTCATGCTTATTAATTTTAAAGCATTTGTATAGAATTGTTTGCCCTCCATTAATCCGTAGAGTATAGAGCCATAATTTCCGTATTTCTCATCAATTTTTCTAATTGTTTTATTTGTAATTTTGAAGGAATATTCTTTATTTCCAATAGTTTGTTTTCTCACTTTATCAAACATATTCCATCACCCTTTCTTAATAAAATAGGGTAGCAAATACTACCCTATAGATTAAGCACCTGTAGTTGTCTTTTCAGTTGGCATTGTTACACTAGCAAAAAAAGTAGTATCATTCATACCATCTTCCTCGTCAACCTTGTAAGACCACATAGAATTGCTGTGTAATGGTGCAAAACTTGCCTTTAACTTTTTAGATTGGAAATTTGCTTTTCCTTCTTTGCCTTTATAATCTTCATCTCCAATAGAGAATTTGCCTTTATAAAGTACAACATATCTAGCTTTCCCGTTCCCCTTATTCGCCTTAAATAAAATTGCAACATCTGGTGCTGCATCATCAGCACTCTTAATTATTCCACCTTCTGTAGCAATTTTATGTCCTAAAAGAAGTGCTTCATCCTCAGAAGTTAAATCTGTTATATTTATTTCTACATCTATATTTGCTAATGTTGTATCACTAAGCCATAACATATTCTCTGCATAAAATTCATCTGTTGCAACCTTTGGTTTTATAGATATTTCTTTCACTCCAGCCAAATATTTTGGAGTATCATAAGTTGTTGTTGTATCATCTGTCAATATTTTTGCTATATATAACTTTTCCAGTCCTACAACTGGTACTATTGTACTTGCCATATTATCATCAATCCTTTCATTTTTATTTATTTTTTTCACATTTAAAAAAGCTAACTCTCATTAGTCGGTAAACTGATGTTAAACCGCATTGCACAATGGTATAGCGCTGTTTCCTTTTCATATAAATCAGCTGCCATATCCCTATTGAATCCGTTCTGTGTCATTACTTTCTTTACTATATTTTCTAAAGTTGTATAATCTCCTGTGCTAAATATATCTATTTGTACCAGATAAGTAGTAAAATCCTCTTTGTTTTCGCTATGTTCTGCTCCATACTCATTTATAACCTCATATTCCAAGTATAAAGTTTTATTTGGATTATTAGCGTGGAGGAAATATACCTTTTTGTTTGGCAACAAACCTAATATTTCTTTATTATTTAACACATTTAATAAATATTTTTTTATATCCAATTATCACCACCTACCTACATTGCTTTATCTAATAATTCTTTAGCCAATATTCCTGTTGCCTCATCTTTTGTACTATTTACAGACCTTTCAAAATATCCAACATTCTTTTTTTGTGTACTTGTCCCAAATTCTTGGAAAATATCGTAAAATACTTTAGTTCTCACAATTCCAACAGTTGCTAATCCTTCTTTTTTGACTGTTTTAGATATTTTTTTTAGTTTGCCTGTGTAGCCTACTGGTGAATTTCTTTCAACTTCATCTGCAATAGGTTTTATAGCTTCCCTAACTGCTTTCTTTTCATCAGCCTCATCAATAGTCATATTTTTCAGCATATCTGTAAACTCGTCCATACCTTCTACTTCTATACCATCAGCCATTTATACCACCTCATTGGCTTTTATATCTACCCATTCATGCAGGTTCTCAAAATCATATACATATTCAATATTAAAAATTTTATCTTGATATTGAATTCTAAAATTTTTAGTTCCATCTTTTTTTAGAAGTTCTGCTACCTTTTTACAATATCTAACTGTAAATGTAGCTATGTTTTGCGTCTGCGTGGCTTTTGCTGCTTCATATTCTTTACCACTTACAGCTTTAAAATTAGACCAACAATAATAATAATCATCCCACATAGGCACATCGAAGCCATTTTCGTTTTGTACTTCTCCTAAATATTTTTGTATAGTTATTCTTTCTGTTAATCTGCATTTAGCCACTCTCACTCGCCTCACAATTTTGGAGCTGCATTAGAATAGATTGAAGTGTAAATCTCACTTTATCGGATGTTTTTGCATCTTGCATTAATCCCCTATCTTTAAACCATTCGTTTACTAACACTTTGCAATATAATTTAGCTAATTTATTAGTAGAATCAAAAGTTTTACCTGTTGCATTTTTTAAGTATTGTTCACTTGCATTTATTAAATCCTGTATAAAAATATCCTCATCGCCGTAATCCACTTTTAAAAAATCTTTAGCTTCTTCAAGCGTTAAAATCATCTACATCCTTCCCTTCATTAAAATAAAGAGAAGGAATTAATATCCTTCTCATGACTATAGTTCAACATAAAAATCTGCTCTTGTATCACCTTTTACAGTATCAAATCTTTCTACAATTCTTGTAAATGTCTGGTTGTAAGTAAAGCCAGCTTCCTGGCTTACTGCAATCTCGTATCCCTTTCTGTCAAAGAATTTTACTAATGCATAGGGGTTAACAATATAGAAAGGCATTTTACCTTCTGTTGTAGGTGCTAAATCAGTATTATCCATTGTTACTACTTCTCTACCCTTGAATGTCTTTCCGCCTTCTACTGCAAGGGAATCAACTAATAGCGGTCTCTTATTTGCATCCTCTATATTGTCCAAATAGTCATAGCCATCCTGGTTAGTTAAAATTATTGTACCTTTTAATAAGGAAGGTAGTACTTTAGTATTTAAAGTTTTAGTTATTGCCTTGTAATCTGTCCCTGTTGCCCCTCCTACTGCATTATCTCTAATAATCTTAATTATTTCTTCATTCTCACTGTTTACACTACATTCTGCTACATCAGGAGCTAATACTCCGTTAAATAAATCAACACCTGCATCTTCAAGAACTGAATTTTCTATTGGATAAATCTTTCCGTAGTCTTCAATCGAAAAATCTATTGGTTTAGTAGTGACCATTTCTTTTACCATTTCAGTGTCAGTTGCTAGCTTTGCTAGTCTCTTTGTCTCAGAGCCTTCTGAAATTGGCATTTTGCCACTGTTAGTGGTTACAGGTATAACGTGGCAATATCTTTTTAATGAAGGGAATCCTTTTGTTAAGACTTGTACTTGATTTATAAATGCTTCTGGTAAAATTGCCCCACTGTTGCCAACATTAATGCTTCCCCTTTCCTCTTTAGTCATTTCTTTATTTAATAAAAACTTTCCTATTGTTCTGAATTCCATATCGGCATTATTCTTTTTACCCACGTGTTCATTATCCTTTCTGTCTTCCATCTTATCTCTTGCTTCTCTCTCATCTTCCTTATCTAATTCTTCCTGGAGCTTAATTGATTTTTCTAAATCCCTTACTTCCTGCATCTTCTTTTCAGCATCCTCAACCTTGTTAGAATCAAGTAATGTTCTTACCTCATTTTTTAAATTAGTTAAGCTTTGCTTTAATTCGTCAATCTTTTTCATTATTAAAATCATCCTTTCTTTTTTAATTTTTAAGCATAAAAAAGAGCTTATGTTGCAACTACATAAGTTCTAATTCCATCTTTAACTTTCTTTTTAATAGTTCTCTATTTTTTTCTTTGTGTAGGTCTTCTAACTTTCGTTCTGCAACTACACATTCGGTTTGTGTATATGCTGGAAAAGTAACGGGACTTACATCAAATAATGTTTTTATATCTTTTACTGTTCTTTTATAAATATCTCTTTCCTTGTTATATTCCCAAGTATCACAATCATTGTTATCCCAATTAAGAATAAATCCAAAACTACATTGATTTATGTTCCCTGCTTTCATATTTGTTATTAAATCTCGTGAATATGAAGTATTGGAGGGAGTACACTCAAACCTTAATCCTATGTCATCTACAGCTAATTTAAGAGTATTGTTGGTTGTTCTCCCTAATATTTTTTGCGAATCGTGGTCGATAAGGCATCTAACATCTGTCATATCGCAGTTATCAAGTGCGTGCCTATCAATAATTTCAATGAATCCTCCCAAATCTTCGCTCCATTTATTAAACTTCAAGGCATAGCCTACTATTTTTTTTTGCTCCTGCCCTTCTTCGTTTCTTATTTCAAAATCAGTTTGGAAGTTTCTCACTTCTTTATCTTTATTCAATATTCTCATCTCCTTTTTCACTTTTATCCCATTGCTTACCAACCATAGAAAGTGGGATATAATTGCCATTAACTATTAATTTATTACCATCCGCATCTGTCGGCAAATCTTCCTTTTCTCTCGCTTCATTTGGCTTCATAATCCCATTATTGACTGCGGTCGCATATCCATTCATTCTTGTTTCAAAATTTGCTCTTAGCATAGCATCAACGCTAAATTTAAAGTAATACCCTGCACCCCTTTCTCCCTCAGTAAGCAATTTATATGTTAATTCTTGCTCATACATTGTTAAAATGCTTAATAAAGTATCTACATAAAAACTCGTCTGTTCAAATTCAACGTTGCTATGGGTAGCTTTTTCATAGTTGTTTATCTGGTTTGGCTTAATCCCCATCGCTGCCGCAATTTGTAATGCAGTGTATTTATTTAGCTCTAAAAATTGGCTGTCTGCCATGCTATTATTAAGTGTGCTAAAACTAAATCCTAATGGGACTGGAAGTATTCTCCCTGCATTTTTTATTCCATTTGCCATACTCTCAAATTTATCTTGCATTTTTGTTACTGCACCGTCTGATATATCCCCTGTATATTGCAGCAATCCTTTTGCAAATAACCCATTTTTAAAATAACTATTAATAAATTTTTCTCCAGCTTGCGCATTTTCTACTGAAACCTTTAAGATGTCCTGAACACTTAATCCAGTAATTCCATCTAAACTAATACTTGTTTTAAAATGTAATATTTGTTGGTGATTTATTTTATATTCTTTATCCTGCTTATCTTTATAAATGTACCAAATTGCATTATCTTTGCTTATAATTCCTGCATCATCAACCCAAATTTTAACGGAATTACTTGGCAATATGTACAAGCCTTTTATTTTGCCTCTATTTTTCCCTCTATTCGCAGTATCAATATAAACAAAGGCATTTCCATAATGGTTTCTGTTCAATTCAATTGTTGTCCAAAAACTCCAGCTTGACATATATAGGTTGGGTCTTGTTTTCACTAGGGAATATAAATAGTGGTCTGTTGCTTTCTCTTTACCGTTTGCTGTCTCTTTGTATAATTTTAAAGGCAGCTTTGCAACACTTTCAGACAGCAATTTTAAACAAGTAAAGTATGTTATCTCGCCTAATTTATCTTTACTTACATCCACTGTATTAATCCCTAATAGCCTTAAAAATTCTTCGTTGCTATAACCGTTTATATCTCTATTCTCTTGTGTTTGCCTGAAAATACCCATTCATTCACCTTCTTTCTATCCCTTAATTGGATGTCTCGCAAAGTAAACCCCCAATAATAAAAATATTGCTCCTGTAACTTCTATGCCAATGTACCAATGCCATATATAAAAAGGTATATTGATTAAAAATAATCCACAAAAAATAAAAATATCTTCTAAATTTTTTAGAAGATGTTTTTTAAACCTTTTCAATTTTATCACCACCCTAACTTTTCAAGGTAATCATCGGTTATATATTTATTTAAATCTACTTCATTATCCAAATATAATTTACTATAGCAAAATATTGAAGCAACTAACAAATCTATTCTCTGCTTATTTTTATTTTCTTTTGCTAACATTACATCCTCACTTTTGCCCTTTTGCAAAGTAGCACAGCTTACACACCAATCAATTAATTTATTCTTTTGATATATT